CGTCTGCCGCATCCTCGGCAGTAAACTCATACCTGCCTTGACGGTTCTCACTGCCAAATAGCCTCGGTTCGTACATTTTCCAGTCATCCTCTGTGGCTGTAGCAGACTGTTTAACTTTCAGCACGTCAATGTTACGAGATTTCATACCTGCTGTAGCGGGTACAGTGTACGCCGCAGTACCTGACGTTACCGTAACCTCATAAATTTTAGGTATCTTTACTGCCTCTAAAATCTGACCGTATATTTGATTCAGCCAACGTATCTTTGTGGCTGTGGTGATACTGTTAGCCACAAACGTATCGGCATCGGATAAAATCTCCGTTAAAGTCATTATCTCACCTCTATACAATAAAAGCGAGGTAAGTTATTACCCCGCCTTATTCTTTTATTCAATTCGTTATATTACAATATACTCGATGTAGGCAAAACCCACAATCCCTGCCGATGCACCAGAGGCTACTGAACCAGTAACCCATTTACCGGCAGCAAGTTTCTGCCTCGATTTACCGTTGTCGCCTTTGTCCGTGATATTATCAAATACCCCTGCGGCGGCGTTTACGTCCAACCCGTCAATGAGGTCGTCTATCTTAGTAGTGGCCGAGGTAGCAGTAGTACCACAATCCAAGGTGCAAGCACCTGTGGACTTAGTAGTTACGTCAAGGATTAACCGTTGAACGATGATTGACGATGTCTCGTCGTTCTGCCAGGCGAATACACCGCCTCCGGTATCTACTGCTGCGAGTGCTATCTTAGCCACCTTTACCACACGATCTGAGTTTTTTATGAGATTCAATTCTGCTGTGGTCACTGTAGCACCGTGTAAGATATTTAGTTCTGCCGGAGTAGCCGTGACTTCCACAGCATCAATCTTTAAACTCCCTACATCTATACCGTCAGGAAAACCAGTATCAGGCAAATTTATCACCTACCTTTAAACTTTCATATTTAAACCTAAGTACCTAAACTTCCCACCATGCCCCTCCAGTCCGAATACCCCTGGGAACTTCTCATGTAACCGGAATACTTTTGAATGTGAGTGTCGAAGTTAGTCTCACGGTTAAACTCAGGTCTGATTCTGTGCCAGAAAATGAGGTTATCGAAGGAGTCATCCTGCAAGAACCACGCAGTAGCGGAAGTCAAGTAATCCATGATGATCATTCTGAGTTTACCTTTAACGGAGTTGATGTTGTTATTCGCAGAGTCTATTTGCTGTGTGGATTGTAACAGTACGGTAGCCTTGAACTCAAGGTCTGCCGGAATGATTAACTTCTTAGGCATACACTGAATTTTTAAACCTGCGTCATCTACTTGTCTACGGGCAAGCAGTAAAGCCGCTTGCAGGTTAACCTCGTTCAATGCACCGGAGGCGAGGTTATCGCAAGTACCGCCTGCATTACCTCTTAACGGGTGAGCGTCATGGAATAATGCCACACCATCATAACCTGTGTTAGTGAAACCACCATTCAAAATGTCTGCGGCGTTCTTCTCTACCTTAACTCTACCGCCTTTACCTAAAGATTTAGGTAACTTTTTAATAACGGAGTACATTTCATCATCCACAAGTTTACGCTCGACTTGACAGCCTTTTGCATACTCTGTGTGGGTGTATACAACGTCGTCGCCAAGGTTGATAGCCTCGTAGGAGATTGACCCCATAGATTCTTTTTCTTCCCATTCGCCCAAACCTGCAACGTGTTGGTCAGTTTCTTTGGCTTTCTTAGAGGTCATTACTTTAAAGACCTGTGGGAACTGTTCCGGTAACTCTGTATAGGACTCGTAGAAAACCTTACGAAGTCCAGGCTCAAGCAGTACACCAAAATTTGCACTAGATACAGCCATTTATATTTCACCTCTTTATTTTTTAATTAGTTAACTACAAGGGATTTCTTAGCCGCCAAGCACTTAACCCATGCTACACCTGCGGTGTTATCGTAATCCACAACAACCCAAGCACCGTCCGTAGTGTCATCCAAATCAATCTTGTTTAGTGCTGTGGATTTAAGGTCAAACGCTGTACCAATGTCAGCGTCAGTCAAGGATGTTTTCGATCCTGCTACATAGTCTACTTTAAAAATTACGTCTGATAAGGCAAGAATAACTTTTACAGGGTCGCCTGCGGTTGTAGCGGTAGCAATAGTCTCCTGCACCACACCGACAATGGCAGTATCAGCCGCACCACCATTAGTAATCAAACCTGATGATAATGCCGCAGTATAGCCTTTTACGTAAGTCTTATTCTCGGTAGAGGGAAACTCCTTTATGGGAATTACCGAATCCCCGCCCGTTCTGTGGGAGTATTGAAAAGCCATTTATAAATCACCTCTTATTTTTTCTTCTTTAAAAACTCTAACCAGTCGTCGATATTCTTGGAGCTTTTCAAAGCGTTATGCTCGTCAGCCTCAATCCCGAAAGCGTTTGCCACAAAAGCCTCGTCCTGACTCTCGAATTTGTTGGCTTGACCTGACAGTGAGCCGTTAGCCGATACCACACCAAACCCTGCGTTAGCCTCTCGCTGCGCAATTGTACGCTGTTCTGCCTCCCTCGCTAACTGCTTAGAACGATTCTCTCCGTTTACCGCCCAGTAAGCCTGCCGAAGTGTCATCCCTGTCTTTGCGGCGTGGGCTTTCACGGACTCGGCTACCTCGTCATAATCAGAATAGATAGGGTCAGCCTTGAGTTCTGATTCTTCAATCTTCTGCTGTAAAGCTAAATTCTGCTCGTACACCTGACGAACAGTACCGGCCATACCGGATAAGTGTTGATATGTGGTAGGGTCTAAGCCTGATTGTTTCATTTGTTGTTGCTGTTCAAATGCTTCGAGTTTTTCTGCTAACTGCTTCTCGTTCATACCTGTGGCCCTCATCATTCTATCCGTGAGGGCTTTGTACTGGGCAATTTCCATGTCGTGCTTTGCCTTGAGTTTGGCCTTCTCAGCGCGTATTGCTGCATTAGCGTCCGGTTGCTTGTCCTGCCCGGCGACAGCAGAACCATCATCAATCACGCCCGTACCTTCCCCGCCCTGCTCATCAGTACCGGAGAAATCAGCACCCTCGCCACCTGCACCTGTACCGCCGTCATCCACAAGTTTCATGGACTTGTTGAAAAACTTCTCCCAAGGTCTTTTATTTACTCTAAACATAATATCCTCCTTAACGTCACATGGACGACTCGCCCGACAATACCCCGGCGACGGGTTTATGTTGTGAAACTAACGCTTATTCGTTAGTTGGGTTAAATTAGCCCCTCACTTTTCCATTTAGTAAGGTACTCTTGAACCTCAACTGACTGGGTTTCAGGCGATTCTAACCAACCTTCAACAATAATTTCCGGGATAGTAATACTATCCCCCGTTTCCAATATATCGTTTGCCAAAACGACTACCTTTTGTCCGTCTGCATCAGTAACAATAATATCATTAAAAGTATTTGGTAAACTCATAAGTTTACACCCCCTTTTTATTGTGCGAAATATCCAAGCTTGGTCACCTCAATGTCTGCTCCGCTCGAATTCTGTATATCAAAACGACAAATACTAGACCGAATTTGCTTTGCTTCTACCCTAGCTTCTCTCACGCCTGCGGCAACTGTCGTAGCATCATTTGCCCACGATGCAGGCATTTTATGAATAATTCTCAGGGTTACATTGCCCGCTGTATTGGAGGTAAGATAAAAACCTGCTGATACGTAACCATATCCAGCAACATTTTTATCAGCAGAATTATAGGTTGCACCATTTATAACGGTAACTTTTGCAGGACTTGGGTCATTGATAATATACTCTTCAAGATAAGGTCTTAGAACGCTTCCTATCGTTGCTGTTCCGCTAGGTATACTACCAGTTAGTTTCGTAAGTAAACTACCAGTAGCATCAGTTTCCAATGTCACAGCATCGCCATTATCCCTCGTTGCCGGGGTTGTGCTGTATCTACCTGCAAGAAGTACAGGGTTGCCACTAGCGGCGGCATTATCTGCTGCTTTACCTACTGTTATTACATCTGAACTAAGCGGTCTAGCGACTCCAACAGCAAGAGATTTAACAGTTAGACTTGTGCTTGCCCCTGCACCTGATATTACAGCCAAAACAGATTTATATCCTGACACATCAAACTTAGAAATACCTGTTGTAGTAACTGCAGAAGTACCAGGTAATGCTTCATAATTAGTACCGTCAACACTACCTTTATATGTTATAGTTGCACCGTCAAATGTACCTGTCGCTTGAAAGGCTATTGGACCATATCCGCTTACGGTAGCGGCAGTACCATTACCGTTTGTCGTTGCTGCGTTTTGGTGTGTAGTTTCCAGTGTTGTTGCCGGGATACCACCTTGTGCTAATGTGGCTTGTACGGACGCTAGCGTTGCCTCCGTAGCAGGTGCCGCTATAATCTTAGCCAGAATCGCCGCCAATGTTGTCTGCGTGGCAAAATCTTTAGCTATAAGTGTATCTTGTTTTGCCTCAGTCGCTGGGGCAGATATAATTTTCGCTAAGACTGCCGCAAGGGTCGTTTGTGTAGCGAAGTCTTTCGCAATTAATGTATCTTGTTTTGCTTCCGTGGCCGGAGCCGTAATAATTTTAGCTAACACTTCTGCTAACGTAGTCTGCGTTGCAAAGTCTTTAGCGTTTAACGTGGTTAATGCTGTCTCTAATCCATCAACATGACCAATAAGTGTATCCTGCTTTGCCGATGTTGCTGCACCTGTTGAGAGCGGTATAGCACCCAACGAAAATGTACCGTCACCGTTATCCACAAGTTTTACAGGGTTGCCTCCGAGTAATACCGTTGTATCCGCCATACTTTATACCTCCAATACATGAACATTTACAGGTGGCCCACCGACACCATGATACCCACAATGAGGGCAAGTAACATAAAGTTTATCTGGTGGGTCGCCGGGTCTGCGGTCACGCAACGCTACTCGTTCACACCTCACGCAAGTAGGGTTACGCATAATATGACCCTGTAAGTCTCTGCTACGCGTTAGATTATCTTGAAATGCGTGTCTTAAATATTTTTGTTCAATCTCTCTCATACCTATTTTTGCTCTAGGTGTTATCTGGGCGAGATACTCAGCAGCACGTTTAACTTTCTGCTCAAATGTCAATGCCATTACTGACCACCTCCCATAGCACTCATTAGTGCTTGTAGTATCTCAGGTGGTATATCGCCGCCTTGAGGTTGACCATCCTGCGGAAACGCTTGCCCCTCCATGCCAGGAGGTATTTGACCGTTCATTTGCGCCGTTACTTCCGGTGGTACGTTACGACCTGCGAATGTACCCTGTGGGTTAAGCGGGTCGATAATCGGCCAATTCATCTGATTCTTGAGGAATAGCCTTGCCTCCTCTGTGGTAACAATACCGTTTTGGTGTAACTCGTTAGTTGCTTGGTAGAGAAAGGATACACTTGTAGGTAGTCCTGCACCGATAGAGAATTCTAAGTCGAAGTCTGCATCTTTTGTTACCTGCTGTTGCCCTGACTCGTCCATCAGAGGTACAAGAGTATGTTCTTCCATCCCTGTCTCTGGATTGGGTATAGATTTAGGTATAAGTTTCGGTATCGAATTAAGGTCTGAACCTCTGAACCAAATGTAGTCATTATCTCTGGAGTTAAGAATACGGAACGCTCTTTCCTCGGTGAAATACTCTTTCACGTAGTCGAGCATAAGTTCCATTACCTCTCGCATCCCTGCCTGTAACATCATTCGTTTGTGGTTAGCCCGTCTGTTTCCTGCCTCCTGTAATGCGAGGATAGCCGCCGCAGCCCTGAGTGACCCCGGCTTACGCCCTTCCACGATATCTGACCTGCCTGATATAATCTCAGCCTCACGAAAACCCATGTCACGACGATTCTGTATGTATGCAGGCATATTCGGAGGCTCTACCATTTTCCAAGCAGACGGGTCACGTGCTACCACATTTAATCCTGCCTTGTTCGTCCATTTCTTAGGATTAATGCCGGATGAAATACCGATAATCTTTTGAATATTACCCATTAATCGAGCGTTTGAACGTATCTGGTCGTCTAAGTCATTGATTAAATCCTGTGTAGGCATGAGTAATTCAACGTCACCTGTACCCCACAATCTACCTTCGTTGAGGTAACAGGGAGTTATTACACACGGATATTTACCGTGTTTGTAGAAACTCATTGACCCTGACTTTTTACGATGCTCTTTGCTGTCGTATATTAAAGTTTCGTTAGCCACAATGAATAGCCGTAGAAATGGTACTCCATCCTCTAAATCCTTCACCCAGCACTCCAAGAAAAATATTTTATCCTTAGAGATTGTATCAAGTTCGTCACTACCCTCACCATCGAATAGTTGAATCGAGCGTGTAACTGACGAGTTAGCCGGACGTAAATCTTTAGCCATTGGGCCGAATATTGGATGACGTTTAATCCAGTTTAAAGGTTTATACATAGCATGAGCAAGGAAGTCACCTTCTTGCATCTCCTCGGCCATTGTTACTTTAGGGTCGGGGAAAATATTCACCGGACTAACTGAGTCAAGTATCGGTAAACCTTTACCGCGCATAGCATTAGGGTCATACCATATTTTCCATGCCCCTGTGCCGAGTTTTAACCGGCCTGTTTCATGCCGTGCTAGTTTTATGAGTGTCTTATTTTTGTGGAGTAGCCACTTCATAATGTGCTGAACGTGTGTGGAAAACATCTGGTCAGAAGGTTCTTCGCCTTTGGCCATCACGTCCCACGGTTGATCCACAAGGTCAGCTACCTGTGATTCGATATTCGGCAGGATTATGTTAGTTGACGACCCGGGATCCTCGGCATTTATGGGTAGATTAACTCTACCATAATAATAATCGTCGAACTCTGCCCAATCATCATGCAGACCTAATGCCGCTTTTGAGTCGTAAGCCGACTCGAATTTTTCAAGGACTTGTCTTACTATAGGGTCTAGCAATTTATCTTCTCACCCCTTTTTTTAAGGGACTTCGCTCCATCTCAGACGGATCAATAGGATCGAGGTTTAGGCTTTCGGTAGGCTTGAACAGGTTTCCCGGTTTCCAGGAGGTTCGTTTCGTCCTCATGTTCCGAGGCTGTTCTTCTGTATAGATACCTTTTGTCAAAATATCCGAAATACGTTCAATATCCTCTAACTTACTCCGTCTACCTACATAGTACCCTATACCTGTAAATAATGCAATACACAAAGCATTAAATAAAGAAAAAAGTATATCCAACCTATAACCCCCTATACAAGATTCCTAAGCAAAAACCAACAACCGCCCCCACAAAGAACCTCACCGCCTTATCACATGAAGTCAATGTATTCAGCCTCCCCCATTACCATGTCAGCATGTTCTTCGTCCTCTTGAATAGAAGGGTGCTCCCATGCCCCTGAGTTTTTACGCTCGGTGTCCCTGCGTTTCTTCATATCCCACACATCAAGCCAACCGCCTATCGGATTAAGAGAAACTAATAGGTATGCTAGACCATCAAATGCGTGGTCGTTCTGTTTCAAACGCTTACCCTCGATATTAGGATTCCATTTCTGACTCTTTAACGAGTCAATCAGTGACTCACAGTTTTTACAGATTAAGAGTTTACCTTTAAGTAAGTATTGATGCACTGTCATAATCTTTGTATCGTCATCGTTAGTTAAAGCGGGTTGTAAAGTTACACCTTCATCAAGGTAAGCATCTGCCGGTGATACTTTATTGACTCCTCGGTTACGTGTGGAAGGGTCAGCCCATACCCACGTGAATCCATGCGCTCGTATCCATCCTGCCACCACAGAAATATTAGCCTCTGATTGGTGATACTCATCAGTTATGACTACTAAACCTGTTGATGGATCTTGTCTACCCACAATAATAGCCGTTGGTGCTGAGATACCGAAGTCGAACCCTGCTTCTTTGTTCCATTGTGATACGTCAATGTCTGCTTTGTCTACAGTATGGGTCTGCTCGTCAAACTCTGTGAAAATCTGACCCTCGAATACGTCAAAAGATGCGTCAAGAAAACGTTTAACCCACGTATCGGGGTTATTCGCCCGTAACATTTCCTCGTAACCGTCCGGTAGATAGGGGTTTTCTCTTGTTTTAACCACAGTACCATAGTAATTATTCTTATCCCTGCGGTTAGGTGAGAAGAACCAGTGGTAAACCCAATCCCTACCGCCTGAGTTTGTGGTAACGAACCCTCGTAATGGCCCAACCACACCTCTAAGACGGGCCTGCAGCATCAAAAATGTGGACTCAGGAACCTCTTTCCCGTCAGGTTCGTGTGCCTCATCGATCCAAAAGCCGTCAATATCTAATGAACCTAACGGCCCTGGCTCGTCCAAGTGACGGAAAAGAATCTCTGAATAAACGTCCGGCTCTCTAGTCTTGATAAGTAACCTACCCCGTGTTTCCTGCCATTGAGCAATCAACGCAGGATTAAGCATATCGAAAAATGTTTTTTGTGTGGTTTCACGTAATGCGGATGAGGTTAAACGACCTACTAAGAAACGCCCTCCGGGGTACAGTTGTGCCCACTTCTGAATCTCCTGTACACCCATTCTAGTTTTACCGCCGCCTACACCTGATACCATTGCTCGGTATTTTGATGGGTTAGTGTGAAAATCTACTTGGTGCGGTAAAGGCTCATATAACTGCTCCTCGAATTTCTTAGCACGTTGAACTCTTTTCTTACCGGGACGGGGAATGGCAAAGGCCAATTAATTCACCACCCCGGTAGTCGGCTCAGTGTGGAGTGCTTTCTCCTCTGGACTTAACATACCATCGTTAAACGTGAGAGTTACGCCGCCGCCGTGTTGGTACACGTTAGAGTCCACACGATCACGAAATTTCTCAGGTCTGTATGCCTTGAGAAGAAACATTAAAAGTGTGTCTGATTTAGCCTTAGCACGTTCAAGGGCCACAGACTCTAATTCATCTGCTATAACGTCCCGTGACTCAAGTACCGCCTCGGCAAATGCAGGACATTCCTCCATCCATTCACGGCGGGTACTGCCTGACATGGACACCATGCTGTCAGCGACCTCCACAGTACCGAAGTTAACGTATGACGCAATGTATACGACCATACGCTTTATTACTTCTGTGGGAGTCAGTTTATATTTTGAGCAGTATTTAATGAAGTAGTTACTTTTAGAAACTTGCTTAAAGGCTTCCTCTTTGTTCATCAAAGAGATAATTTTTTTCTTCTTACCCTCTTTGTACTTCTCGGATGCCAATAATAAAGAGGTTATCTTTTTAGCCTCTTTCTGATCTTGAATAGTAGGTCTGCCGTGTTTACCCTTACGAACCAGTTTCACGGCCTCTTTATACAGTTTAGCCTCAAAAGCGTCCGCTATAGGAGTCGGAGTATCGTCCACTTTTTTAGTTTCAACTTTAGGCTTAGATTTAGTTCCTTTACCATATGACATGAAGTATTCACCTCCTATACTTAAATATATAGTATTAAGTAAAAAAATGCAATAAAAAAGACACCTACAATTTATGCCGATCCTGTAGATGCCTTTTAAAGAAAGGAGGAAAAAGGAGGTCAATGAGTACACCGAACCAAACCAGAATGAAAATGTCCCTGCGCTGCCCTACCTTTAATATACTTTATACTCCTCGGTGTTGGCAAGTTTTTCTTTGTGATTTTTTGTGAAATAATCTAAAATTATTTTCTCAAGTAGTGCTGACTGTGTGGTTTCCTCTTGTGCGGCCATTTGTTTGAGTAGACGGTGAGCGTTCTTGTCCACATAAGTACCTAGTTTAGTTTTAACCATTTAACTTACTGAGTATCTTAGCCAATTCTGCCCTACTCACAGCACCATCCGGCCTAAACGTGCCATCAACGTAACCCGTCATTAACTCATTAATCTTCATACGTTTGATAAACTCAGCCGCCCAATGATCCACAGGAACGTCAATGAAAGGACCTTGCGGTTTAGGTGCAGGAAGTAAATCTTTAAACAGCCTGTCCCAAGGGAACTTAGGGCCGGGGCAGTTCTGACGGTTCACAGAGTCGATACGATAATGCCCGATAATATAATCACGGTCAACGAGTATGTTATGTTTAGCAATCAACATTTTGTGTAGTGCTAAAGTTGCTTGATACTGTGGTTCAGTTAAGTCACCGTCTAAACCTGCACCCCTGTACCCTTCATGCTCAATACCGATAGTAATGTTATTTGGATTAGTTACACCATGCAAAGGCCAGTTAGGATTATTTACTGCCCCTGCATGCCACGCCTTACTAGCATCGTCAACTAACTGAACAACCTCACCCTTACGGCTTACAACATAATGTGCGGATGCTCTGGATTGTGGATTACATAGCCATGACACCGCACCGTCAAACGAACCGGCTGTGATATGATTAACGATAGCCACAATCTTATGACCGTCACGACTACCGTAATTAGGACTTGCTTTGTATTGTATATCCACTATATAGCCACTCCTTTATACTTATCTACTGATACATTAACATCGGATAAAAAATATATACCGCTATCAGGATACTCGTTGTCAAAGATAACAGACGATATACCTGCATCATATATAACATTAGCACATATCGTACAAGGTGCATGGGTAACATACATAGTAGCGTCTAACGGGTTATTGTAGTGTTTGTACGCATCAAGTATGCAAGCAACCTCGGCATGTAACGCCCTGCACACCTCCAACCTCTCACCACTAGGTATATTTAACTTTTCTCTCTTACAGCCATGCATCATACAGTCAAACTTAATAATAGGCCCATTGTAACCCACACCTATAACCTTATCATCTTTAACAAGCACAGCCCCTACCTTACGGCGTAAGCATGTGGAATAATTAGCAGTGTCTTTAGCTAACTCCATATAGTCAACCACTCTACCAATCCTCCATAACTTTGACCTCGGCGTAGTGTTCAGCCGGGAAGTTTTTGTTATACTCAATATCTGCATATATAATAGGAAGTGATTGTTTGAAATAGGAAAGTAATGGAATAGCGACTTGCTGCATTTGTGGGTGTGCGTGTACGTCAGCACGTAATTTGAAGAAATGTCGCCACTCACGTAAATTCGCCGTCATTACTAACTCGGTTTTCGTAGAATTAGAAAGAACGGAACGAGCCTCTTGGGATGTACGTCCAGCATCGAGCATATACATATAGGCAGACTCAGCATCATCACACCCCTGATCCCAGTCAGATTCACCTTTATCATTACCGTCGAAGAAAAAAGGTTTAATAACGGTTATCTCCCTACCGAACTTATCTTGAGAATAATTTGCGTACCTCGTACTCTCTTGTGAATAACTGGCAAGTCTGTGTCTTACTATCTCATGTGATATGCCCCTATCCACAATGAAATGTACCGTTACGCTCTCATGCTCGATAACCGACTCGTGACCCTTCTTGATTATCCCGGCAACGAAACTGTCAGGTGACTGTGCAGGCTCAGATTGATAACACACTCTCCCGCACCGTTCAATCTTTCGCATGACCTTTTCAGTATTAATTTTCGGAACCATGACATACGGCTTAATTATCTTCACTGTAATAACTCCTCCCTTTGTTCTTCTCTACCATCGCCTCTTGAGTCATCTTTGTGGATACTCCGTTACGTTCTTCACGCATACGCTGTAGTGTTTCCACACTCTGAGCCAAGTCGCATAACTCCATGTCCATGTCACCCATCATACCTTCATTGTACGCAGTAAATACTTCCCGTACCTCCTCAAGTATGTGGTCAAGTTGTTGCTTGACAGTGTTAGTGTCGGCAAACTTTATACGAGGGAATTTATAAGGCATATGTTTTAATCACCTTTCTGAGTGGCAGATTCCCAACCACTTAAAGTATCACAACTGCCGCAAAAATGCTCTGAATCGTCATACTTACAATTACTACATGATCTATAGTCATCTACCTCCTGAGTAGCGTGGCTATCACAGAAACATTCAAAACTAGAATTACTATCCCTAACCTCTATCACTTTACTCAACTCCACACCACAAAGAATATGCGAGTAGTCGCTTACCTTCTTCAAGTCCTCAAGGTTACGGGTTTTCTTGAATCGTGTAGCATACTTAATAATGTTGGCTAAACAAAAATCTTCAATTAAACCTTTAGATATAATTAAGTCGATAGGCTCGATGCCGCCCTCTTTGTAATGTGACGAACCTTCTGTTTGGCAATAGTCCCTGCCGAGGTTACGAATACTGCTAATCGATTTCACGTTTTACCTCCATTCCGGTGTATCAGTTACATCAACAAATTTACCGTCGATACGTTGATACACTCTTTGATTTTTTGACCCTCTGAATTTTAACGATATGTCACGTTGTGCCTCGATGTATCTGCCATCCACAATGTAATCCGTAAGTGGTAATGAGTATGTGTTATACTTTAATTCATTAAAGGTGTAACCAGTATACAACATAAAATTTAAGTTAGGCAGTTTTTCTTTAAGTAGTACGGTAAGGGCGTACAACTCTAACTCTTGATCCATCGGCTCGCCACCTGAGTAAGTTATGCCGGTTATTAACGGGTTAGCATCTAAATGATTGAGTATAACTTTACTTAAATCTTTAGGTGTAATAAATATACCACTGTCGTAATCATGCGTCTGTGGATTGTGGCAGCCTTTACAATTATGATTGCATCCTTGAAAAAATACGACGAGCCGTATCCCGATACCGTCGACAATTGATTGCGGTACTATCTGTGCTATCCTCATCTTTAAAGGTTGTCCTCCCTCCAAATAGTAGTGTCATTTCTGTTGTGGTAGTTATGGTGTAATCACTAAGACACTCTAAGTTTTTACACTTAACTGTGGTTACACCTGGAGAAAAAACATTAGATTGATTCTCTGTGCCGCACGTTAGGCATGTCCACACATGAATCATTTATCAGTCCTCCTTAATGTTAACAATCTTAGGAGTTTTTTTAACTATATTAAGGATTAATTCATATTGCTCAGGTGTGATAATTTTGTCAGCATGTCCTAACTGTATACGAGTATATAAACATGTAGAAGATGCGTATTCAGTAGGCACACGTGTAAAAATACGTTTCTTAGAGTCAGGTACAACATATGATCTTATAGCGTCAATAACCTGATCCGAGTGACTACTAACTAACTCATCACCATTCATAACAGTAACAACATCACGCTTTGAATTGCAACCACACTCAATACTTCCTTTTGATAGAGAGTTATAACAGTTACCTACCTCAGTAATAATCTCAATGTCATAGTCACACCCTAATGTAGTACCGTGACATATACTTTTAGGGAAAGTCTTTAACCAATTACGTAAGTCATTCACATCATTAAACATTTTTTAGTCCTCCTCGTCGTCCATGTATAGCGAAGGCATAGTTACCGCCCTGTCGTCCCAATACTCATTCGCGTAAACTTTGCGAGTATTCACTGCGTCCTGCATCCACTCGAATACTGACGGGTGCTGCTCATTGAAGTAGTATATTGGTAGTCTATGTTTTTCGATAAATTTTTTAGCGTCCTCAAGTTTCTCACCGGCCCTGCATGTCCACAAAATAAAGACAGTGTTAGGCTTACCTATTAACTGTGCCTGCATCATGTTAGCTACAGACTTAATAAGTTCTGCTTTGGATATATCCGGCCAAGTGTTTCTAGCTAATGTCCCGTCAAAATCTATTGCTATAAGGTAAGGCTTTTTACTCATTTTTTCATTAACCCTCTTTCAGCCATTTTATTTACTACCGCCTTTATAGCATTACTGGTACACTCTTTTTTAAGGACAATAAAGTTTTTAACGTAGTCGTCATGCTCTCTACACTGTTTAATCAAACGCCGTCACCGTCCTTTATAATTTTTTTCTCTACAAATAGTATACGCCCTACTCGTATGGTAAGTAAACAATTATTTAGCAGAAATCTTCTAAATTTTTATTACTACCACAGTAGAGTGTATAGTTACCACAGTTTTATGGATATACTGTTACTGGGTACTTAAATTTACTTTCCCAGGTCTAGCGAATGACCTTCTAAAAATTTAAACTTAATATTTTTGTTTAATTATTACCACACTATGAAGTGTTATTGATTTATACTTGGTGTGGTTTTTCTTTTCGTCTTTTTTAAATGTTCTTGTTTACAGTATTTTAATTAACGTATTTAAATCTTTTTGTATAGTTATACTAGAGGAAAATATTATACTTTTAGGTTAGGTATTGGAAAATTCAAAGTCCGCTACTCGTTTACCACAATGATTTATTTCCCACACTTATCGTTTTGTTAGTCTCGACAATACGATACCCCGCACCTACTATATAGTTGACTTCAACAATATGGTGTATGGTTCTCCACAATAAAATAGTGTTTCTCTTTTTAGTGTCTGTATCGTTCCTTTCTGTATTATTAAGGAAATTTGTATAGGAATGGTATGGTAGTGTCCACAGTGAGGGATGCATTAGGGGTTTTGGTCGTGCCGGTGGGGGCGGGGTAGGGGGGTTAGGCGTGAAATGCCGTTATCATGCCTTATGCTTATAGACAAAAAAATAAGGTGTTTACTATCAGTACAGCACTTTTCAGAAGCTAAAATACAGCACTTTTAGCCCATTTTTAACTGTTTTTTAATAAAAAGTGCTGCCCCGTCCGTGAAAAGTGCTGCCCTTCACAAAAAATTGATACAAAAACCACATCCCCCTAATCACCTTATACATGGAACTATAAACTCCGATAGCCTCTAAACATGAAGTGATGTACCATACCAAAACACCTTATTTTTTTTTGTTTAGTTACGGGAACCCGCGCCGTTGCTGGGTTTTAGCACCTTATTTTTTTTTGTTTAGGGTGATTAACGTGACAGGACGACATATCCCCACACCTGGAGCTTTGCTCCAGTGGGATATATTGTCTACTAAAATAGGCTATTATTATTTTATAGGGAATCGTAAAATGAGGCATTTTATGAATTCCTCGTTTTAGCCCATATTAACTTAAATAATTAAATTAGCTCCGTTTATCTAACCATATCCCCGTTTAAAAAAAGGATTCTAGAGCTACAACGACCTTTAAAGAGTATTCAGAAGCTAAACTACAATAAAGAACTACCGGAAAAACATGTCAAAAACCTAAAATACCCCGTACAGCACTCACTTTTTGCCCAGTACAGCACTTTTTACACTCTTTCTCTTGACTACACTTCATATAAGTGCTACACTGTTAAAAACAGCGACTAAAAACCTAAAAACAAAAACTAACAAGGAGTGATTCACTAATGGCAGTATCTAAGGTAAACAAGCGAGTGTCCGTAACCATGTCTAAGGAGTTCCTGCATTTTGTGGAGTTCCTGGCAAGCAGGAAAAAACAAACTCTATCTCGGTACATCTATGAGACCTTATATATGAGAGCTAAACGTCTGGAAGGCAAACCTATCATGCAGGACTACAAAGATTACTTGTGGGAGCTTGAGAATAACATAGACTTCTAAGCAATACCACAAAAAGACCACACAGTTTTAAGGTTGTGTGGTCAATCTATCCCCAGAGCTTTAAACACCCAAAATGCTAGCAACCAAAAACCAGTAAAATAATACCTTCCATTATATACACAAAAAAGTTTAAACAAAAACATTAATAACTATAGACAAAACTTTAGTTATGTGATAGAATAGTCTTAGTTAAAGAACACGACAGAAACAAACTACCTAACAGAATATTGAGGCCACAAGGCGTAACCCGGTTAAGTCTGCATGATGCGGATCAAAGGTTACTGACAACGGACGCGAGACGAACGCGATCAGACGTGCGGTAAATGTGGCGGGTTAAGTTTTACCTATGGTACATAGAGACTTTATCATGTGTGGTATAGGTAAAACTTAAAAAGGGGGCTATGCTATGACAGTATTATTACCAGACGGTTACAATGGACATAAAGCTAAATTTTATATTAAACCATTAGAGGTTGATGGAGACTTGTTAAAATTGCAATGTGCCGAACACGGAAAAGAATATATGTTTAGATGGGTACATAAAACGCTTTTAAAGGAGGCTAATAATATGATTATCACTAGGAGCGCAATGAATAACAGAGATTATATTGAACTGCATGATAGAGTATTTTGTAATAAGGCAGGGGCCGAGTGCAATAGTGGCAGTTGCCGTACCTGCACAATATTTAATTCGCCGGAGCCGAGTACCTTCGGTCGTGAGATTGAGGGTCAAGAAAAGATTAATTTCACTCACAAAGACAAGAGTTATGTCATCGAGGTTGCCGGGTACGGTGAGTTATACGACGTGATAGACAGTATATCCTGTTAATTATTGATTGTCCCCACAAAAATAATACTTTGTGGGGATAAATGAATAATTAAACAAGGGGGTTTAAGTATGAAATTATATCAAGCTATGGCAAGCAAGTTGCAAGCCATTGAGAATTGCCTAAAGTCCAATAACACTGAATGGTTGGAAAAACATCAAGAATCACTTGAAGAACTTGTTAAATATAACCTTCCCAGCGGTTCCGGCATTGATAGCGGTAATACTCTAGACTTTGAGAACTCCGATCCTAACAGACTTATTATTGAATCGTCTTACCATGCTATGGATGAATATGGCGGCTATTGTGGTTGGTTCGACTATCGAGTTGTGGTTACTCCTTCGCTTGCCTCTAATATTAACTTAGAGATTGACGGATCTTTTGATGGTGAAGGCGGAGAAAGTTTGGATGAATACTTACATAGTAGGTATTACGATGCTCTATGCGAGGAGGTTTAATCTTTTGTGGGAATTAGCTTTTTGTTCTGCCGCCTTTTGGTTAGTCGTACAGTATATGTCCGGGAGGAGTTGAAGCTATGGATTTTCCTATATCTAAGTATTACGAAACTTGGGACGAGGAATCACTAGAAGCGGGTGAGACAGACTTAAAAGGTGATATATATACTAATTGGGGTTTTTCCCTTAGAGAGTTGGTTGAAACTATTCAGTCTGAAGGATTCAATGGAATTTCCCAATATCCTATTACCAGTTTAAAAAATTCTATTGCTCCTTGCCATGTATGGTTGTCTACCATTGATCCGGAAAGAGATTATGTAACAGGTGAAGTAACATTTTATACCTTGCATATTAAAACAACAGAGAAGAATTTTTACCGTATATGTAAACTTGCCGGGCTAATAAAGGAGTGAATAAAATGTCAGTATTGCAGGATTGGTTAGACGCTGACATGCCGGGAACATGGTACCCTGGGCCGGATTATTCAGAATTGATAGAGGAAGAATAATACCCTGCTGCAAGGCCCGATTAATGCCGGGCCTTTATGGAAGGTATTATTAAAACTAAGGAGGTAATATTATGTATTATGTTACTATGACAGATAAATTTTTATCAGGATGGGGCAAAGCTAATGGTAAAATTAATAAGCTAATATTTGAATGTGAAACATATGATCAAGCTCGTATAGTTTTTGACAACGCGGAAAACAGAAGCGACCAAAAGTATATAAATATATGCAGTAAAAAACCATATTACAATAGTAAAAGGTATTACCCACAATATAAAACTATTAAAGATTATCCTTCATGGTATGAAAAAAATTATTTTAGAGATAGAAACAACCTTTAAAAATTGTTGTCCGTTGCCCACAAGCATATTATTGTTTGTGGGCATAGGAGAATAATTAAAAGGGAGGCAATATAATGATAAGAAAAGGGAGTAAAGTAAAAGTAATTTCTGATAATGAAAACTATGAGAAATTTATAGGAAAAACGCTTAAAGTTATTGGAGTATTTAAAAATGACAAAGAACATCCTGGCTATGATATGGGAGTTTACCCAATGAAATTGTATGAATTCAAAGATTGTCCTTTCGCTCTTTATGAGTATGAGATTGAACACGTATGAAAACAAAAGTTGAACTTAAACAGGAAGGTAAAAGCATTTTTTATGCCGTGATTAATCCACCCACTGCCGATCAAGTGCCGATCATTTTGTGGGGTAAAGATCCGAAGGACGTTGAACGCAAACTAATACACCTAGTCAAAAAGCATAAACCCGGCATATAGCCGGGTTATGCAATAATAAGGGGGGTAATATAATGAGAACTGACACTATAAATGTATATAACTACTCGGAACTGTCGGAATCAGCAAAGGAAAAAGCATTTCATGGTTGGGTAAACGATGCCGACTATGGTTGGAGTGATGACAATAGAAATACTTTAACAGAGTTTACAAGAATATTCCCTGTTAAAGTTATTGACTATGAGTATGGTTATAGAGATTATATAGACTTCCGTTTTACCGAAAGTGACGAGATAGAAGAATTAAGCGGCTTGAGGCTTGCAACCTATATCCATAATAATTATTATGATGACCTGTTTACACCTAAAAATTATTGGTTATATGCTAACGGTAAACACAAAAAAAGAACTTCTAAAATCTTTGTTGGCAATTGCTGCCCGCTTACCGGGTTTCACATGGATAATGCAATACTAGGACCTGTTTACGATTTTCTTAAAAAACCTACTAACTTAAATTTTAAAGACTTAATGGAAGAATGTTTAGAATCATGGGTAAGTGCTTGTAGTAAACATTATGAAGCTTATATGTCGGAAGAAAATTTTTCAGAACTATGTGAGATTAATAACTGGGAGTTTACCGAGAGCGGGAAATGGTATTAGGCCGGCTACTGCCGGCCCTTTTTTTCTCCCTGTCGCCCATGCAATCACTTTATCGCACACATGATCACTTTATCGAAAACATTTCTCTCCTGTTAGACTCTTGACGTTTGGCTTTAATCTTTTCCCATGCGTCACCGTATAACGATTCCATGCGCTTGTTGAATATTTTCTCTTTGCGTACCTGTTTTTTGTAATACTTCTCGTATTCCGGCGTGTCATCCGGGGGGCCGATATGATACAATGTACCTAAGATACAACCTATACCACGACCTACACCATTTAAATTCACTTTATCACGTCCTTTACATTTTTTTTTAAGCATACCACAAACTTTACTGTCTCGGATTTGATCACTTTATCGTATCTCACTTTATCGCGCTCGTCGTCCACAACCACAACAACACGGGCGAACCGTCCCGGCATGGGCCAGTCTTTTGTATCCCACCGCTTACTGAGGGCGTACTGTTCGTACTTAATCACTTTATCCTGTATGTCCTTGCTGACGTACCTTTGGTACTCCACAAAGTAAGGTCTATCCTCTACTACACAGTAAGCGTCAGCGACGCCCATGCCGAAGTCATACTCCTTCACGAATACATTCACTTTATCGCGTACAGCCAACCACACATCGTTCACACCTAGTTTGTGGTCAAGCTGCCCTGGCGACTTACCTACCCAATACACATAATCATTCACACTCATACACTTACCACGCTGTATCAACTTAGCATCGTGCAGAGTTTTTAACTCCACACGACACTTCCACACCCCATAATCCGATTTATTAAATACTAACTGATTAATTTGCCGACGAGAAAGAACGCCCTGCTCTTTAAGTAAATTAATAATATAAAAACGTCTAATAGTTATTTTAGGCACTTTAAAGTTATTTAGTTGAAACTTAGCACTCATAAGACATAACACCTCGTTATAAAACAAAGTAACTTATACTTAACTTATATACAAACCTATAACTAAACCGTGTTACCAACTCAACGCCGACTCTTTATCTTGCTCCGTTGCAAGTACAGTCGGTACAACGCCCTTCGTTGCTGTGGGAAACATCTTGCGTAGCATAGGTACTACCGCCTTAGGATGCAGGTGCATAACCTGAACCTTACGCATCCTCTCCTTAGCCTGGAATATACACCGCCCCTGAGTCTCCAGGTACGCCGCCTGACTCCTCTCCTCGCCTAATATCATACGAGAGTACCGTCTTGAACTAACCTTAAACGCTATTGCTGTAGGAATAAGACTACGTAACTCACCTGACACGACCTTATTC